TCCTCGTCGGACGCCTCGCCCTCCTCGTCGGTGCTGGCCTGGGCGGCGGCCTCCTCCAGCTCGGGCTCGATGGCGGTGTACTGCGTGCCATAGGCGGGGTGCGCTTGCAGGCGCGCGTCCTCCTTCTCGTTGCGGGGGCGGTAGCCCTCGGGCGGGAGGACGATGGGATTGGGTTTCGTAACACGGATGGCGGTGCCGCCGGCCTGGACGACCTGCTGCTCCTCCTCGGGGAAAGAGATCAGCTCGCGGCCGCCGGACGTGGGCACATACAGCGGGAATCGTTTGCTCATAGGTTTGCTCTGGCTGTTCACGTAGGCGATACCCCAGATGGGGAGCCCCTTCACCTGCGCTGTAGCCTTGAGCCGGGCCAGGTCACGAACCCGTGATGGTGTAGTGCACTTCGTCGTTGCGCACTTCGAGCGTCGATTTTTCGATGTACCACTCGCCATCGGCGTCGGCCTGGGCCGATTCCTTGAGGTTGAGCGGCATCCGGTCCATCGGCTGGAGCTCCGCCTTGCTCACATAAGCAAGGTCCACGACAAAGCCGTAATCGCTCTTGCCGAGCTCGTCAAAGCCGGGATGGTGCACCACCATGAGGCGGCCGTGGCGGGTGCGCAGCTCGGTGGCCATGACGCCGGCGATGCGGCGCGTCGGCGCGTGCTGCATCTTCGACAGCATCACCTTGTCGATCTCCGAGGCGAGGTTCTTATCGCAGAACAGCACCCGGTTGCGGCTGCCGGTGTTGCCCGTGAAAATCTCCGCGAGCCAGTCCACGATGTCGGACTCCGTGACCGCACCAATCGAGTAATTGATGTTGTTCGTCACGAAATAATTGAGCCCGCCCATCGTCCAGCGAAACGAATTGTCCGATGGATTGAGCGTGACGGTCGGCTCGCCCCAGAAGTAGTTGTATTCCATCGACCTACGCAAATCAATCACCGAATCGGCGCGGCCGCGTTGGTAATCGTCCTGGGTGTAGTTTTTCGTGCGCTGGCGGTGGTCCGATGCCTTGACGACGGCATCAAACGTATGGATATAATTGAAATACTGGCTCGGCACCGTCATGCGGCTCGGCGACGGGCCCTGGCTCTCGCTCTTGGTGGGCGCCACGCGCAGCACCACGTCATCCTCGGCCACATCCGGGACGGTGCCGAAGTTTTGCGCGGTCGAGGCTTGCTTTGTGCCCGTTGGCGTCGGCAGGGCGTACACGTCGATGGTGTCGTTCGCCGCATCGGTGGCCACCACGAGCAGCTTGGCGTCGGAGCCCTCGTGCCAGGCGATGTCGTTGGGGCGCCACATGGAGCCATTGTTCACGTCCAACGTGATCTTGGTGTTGGCGGCGTGGCCGGTGCTGGCCGAGCTGATCGTGTCCTTGCGGGGCGGCGTCCGGTCCACGCGCTCCCACTCGATGACGACGTTTTCCGCCGGCTTGCGCTGGCGCATCCGGCGCAGCATCTGGTCGAGGGGCACCTGGGCCGATTCGTCCATGTAGGTCAGCGCGTCGGAGACATCGCGGACCTTGTGCTCGTCCGGGGTCGATTCCTCGGTGAGCGTCTCGACGGTGGCGCCCAGGCCCATGAGGCCGAGCGTGAATCCGATGCCGTGCACGTACTCGGGCGCTGCCACCGCCACGACGGCGCTAACAGCAGCCACCAGTACCGCACACAGCAGACTTAGCGCCTTGTGCTGGCGCATAAAGTTTAGCAGTTGCATGGGTCAAAGGGGTGTGTAATGTGAGACAGTAGCGAAGCCGGCCGGTCGGCCGGTGCCCCTTCGCCCGGTGCTGCCGTTAGCAGTCGATAAATACGGTTACAGGATTCGTGCCAGCGGGTCGCTGTTCTGGCCGCTTAGGCTGCTCGCCAGGTCGAGGAGCTCCTCGTTCTCGCCCGTCTGCTCGGCCGGCGTGCCGTTCGTGCCGGTGCCGGAAAACGCAGGGATGCCGTCGCCGGGGGCCTCGCGCTTTTGGCGGAGCTCCTGGATGGCGGCGTTGCGGCCCTCGGTCTTGCCCTCCTTGCGGGCCTGGGCCACGGCTTGCTCGTAGCGCTGGCCGCGCAGAAGGAGAAGCGGCATGTTGTGGTCCACGGGGTTGTTGAGGATCGTGGCCACCTCCTGGCGGGCGGCGTCCTCGTCGAGGTCGAGCTCGGCGGCGGCCGTACTGGCGGCCTCCTGGGCATTGGCGCGCATCTGCTTGAGCTCCTGCTGGAGCTGCTGCACCTGCTGGCGCTCGGCGCGGCGCTGGGCGCGGCGGTCGGCCTGCTGGTTGGCCCACTCGCGGTAGCCCTCCGGGTCCTCGCTCGGGTCGGGCGCCTGCATCTCGGGGAACGCCTCCTGGGCGATGGTCCCAAGATCCACAGGTTCGCCGGCCCGTTTGCGCTCGGCGATGGCGGTCACGAACTCCAGGACCGGCTCGTGGTCCTGGAAAATCTCCATGAGGGGCTCGTTGCCCTCGCGTTCGAGGCGGTACTGCTGGGCGAGGTCCTCGACGCTTTCGGCGTGGAAGTCGTCGTACTCGTCGGTGAGCTCGGACAGCACCTGGTCCGCGGCGGCCGTGGCCGGGCTGGCCGGCTGGTCCTCGGCGTCGTCGTCCGCCTCGTCGGCCCCCTCGGTGTCGTCGGCCGAGGGGGCTTGCTCGTCACCAGGCTCGGATGCCGCGTCCGGGCTCGCGCTGTCACCTGCTTGCGCGGCGTCGGCATCGGTGTCGTCGTCGGCGGGGGATGCTGTATCGTCGGCCAGCGCCTCCGGCTCGTCGCCGCGCAGGCTTAGGCCCACGTCCTGCTCGATGGCGTTGATGGCGTCGTCGAAGGAGACTTTTGTACTGTCAGTGAACAGCGTCGTGATGTCGTCGGTCGAGCCGTCCACGGGGTCCACCTCGTCCATATTGGTGCGGCCTTCGCTTTGGGCCTCGTCGGCGGGGGCCTGGCCGGTTGGGTTAATCAGCATGGGTGCAGCGTCGTCTCAATGAAAAAGGGCTACTGCTGGAGGGTCGGAAGCTGGCCGGGCGGGGTCGAGCCGCCGGCCTGGCCGTCACCCATCGGGGGCGCGGCGCCCTGGACGGGACCGGCCTGGCCCATCTGCTGGGCGAGGGCCTGGGCCTGGGCGGGGTAGTCTTGGGCCTGGGCGAGAAGGGTGCCGGCATCCACATCGCCGGACTGCGCGGCCTGCATCATGGCGCCGGCCAGCTCGGGGGGCGCCGTGTCGAGGCTGGAGGGCTGGCCCTGGCCGCCCGTGATGAGCGGGTTGGTGCGCTCGATGATGCGCTGGAGCTGGCGGGCCTTCGGGTGCGAGCTCACGTCCAAGAACTGGCTGAACGTCAGATGGCCGGCGCCCAAGAACTCCATGAGCGATTGCTCGAACTGCATCCTAAACGTCGCCGTGTCGGCCGCGTCGGCCACCACCACATCCCAGGAAATGTCGCGCACCCGATCGGGCTGGTAGCGCACCAGCTGGTCGCGGGCGCCGGGCGAGATTACGCGCTCGTCGTCGTAGAATTGGAGCACGAGCTGGAGGGTCTTGCGGTCGAGCTCGTACAGGCCCTGGAAAAAGGTATCGAAGAAGATGAGCGTGGTGAGGCTGGCCTGCACCTGCTGCTGGGCGTAGAGGCTGGCGGGCGTGCCGGCCTGGGGCTTCTTGCCCAGCTGCGGGCCCATGACGCCGGACAGCTCCTCGACCCAGCTCTTTTGTGCGCCGAGCCACTCGAAGATGCCGGCCGGGATGCTGGAGGCCGTGACCTGCTGCATAGACTGGCCGATGGTCCGGCCGGCCTTCGGCTTGAGGGCAATCACGCCGTTGAACCTTGTCCACTCCTCGGCCACGTCGTCGAGGGTCATGTCCGAATCCACCAGCGTCTCCTCGTCCACCAGGAGGACGCCCTTCGCCGAGGCGGCGAGCATGAAGTCGATGGCGGCCGTGATGCGGTTGATGAGCTTCTGGGGGTCCTGGATGTCGTCCACCAGGCCCCACCACTCGCCATCAATGAGGCTGGCAAACGAGACGCAGTAGGGATGCGAGCCGTGCCAGTAGGGCGTTTCGCCTTCCGCCAGTAGGTGGCCCTCGGGCGAGAGAAAAGCCCAGCACCAGACCGTTTCTTTCTCCTCGTCGATGTCGAGGGGCGGCATCCCCATCGCCGTGCGCTCCTCGTTGACGGCGGCCACGTCCTCGGGCGTTACGTCCAGCTTCTGGTAGGCCCCGGTGGCCGGGTCGTGGACGCGCCGCACCCACTTATATTTGGTGTACCACACCTCGATGAGGCGCGCCTTGTCGGGGTCGGCCGGGTTGTAAAAGGCATTACTGTGCTGGTCGGCCCGGTCGAAGCCATTGAGGCCGGGCTGCTCCAGCTTCCGGTCGCGGTCGGCGTAAATCTCACGCAGGCGCTCCTCGTGGGCCGGCGATTCGGCAATCTTCGCGCAGAGCTCGTCCAGGTGCACCTCGTGAATCTCGCCGATCCGGCGGAGGCCCTTCATGCGCCGGTCGCCAAAATCGCTATTAAAGAACAGGGTGTAGGGCGGGACGCTATCGACAGCCACCTCGTCGCGGTCGCTTTCGGGCACGTAGCGGCCGGTGGCCTTCCAGGCGTGGAGGCCGCCTAAGACGTGCTCCTCGAACTGGTCGGCCTCCAGGATGGGGAGCTGGTTCTGGCGGCGGGTGGCGCGCAGGGCCACCGACATTTGGTTCGCGGCCTCCTGGTCGTCCTTGTCCACGGCGTAGGCCATCCGCTCGCTGCGGTTCTGGAGGAGCTGCCCCTTGAGGTTGCGGATGGTCGGGGCGATGTGGTTCATCACGAGGGCCTGGCGGCCTTCGCGCTCCAGGTATGTTTTCTCCGAAATGGTGCTGTCCGGGTCGTCCGGGTCGGTCATCTGACCTTCCCACTGGTAGCCGCGATAATCGTCACGGGCCTGCTGGCGGCGCTCGCGGTAGTCCTGGAGCGCCTCGTGGTCGTGCCGGCAGTTCTCGATGAGCGTGCGCGTCTCGGCGGTCGGCTCGCCCACGAGCTCGTCGCCCCGGCGCTGCAACTGCCCGGCGTCATACAGGGCCTCGTCGCCGGCGTCGGTCGGGAAGCCGGCGCCCAGGCCGTAGGTCTGGGCCTCGCGCGGTCGGCGGAGGTTACGGGGGTCGTCAACGATGAGTCCCATCGAGTAGGCGGGCCAGCTGATCGTGGTGGGCGATCACCCTTTACCTGGCCGTACTCAAAGAATAGTGTGCGCGGCCGCCCCACGCAACGCAGATTTGTGCGCAAAGCCCCCACAAACGTGCCACCTTGCCCCAGCGGGGCGCGGCCCCACCAGGCCCCTATGATGGCCCAGGGGCAAGGGCGCGGCGCTCCTGGGGCGCCCTATGCGATGGTGGCCGTCGTCACCGGCCGGCGCTTCCGCTCGCCGCTGGAGCGCTCGATGAGGCGCGGGGCATCCATGTGCTGGAGGGCGAGCCACACGGCGCCGGCGCGTGAGATTACGATGTCGTCGTGCTGGCCGTCCTGGGCGCCGAGGCGGGCGCTTTCGTGCACCACGAAAAAGTCGAACTCGTCGCAAGCCTGTGTGCTGCGCTCGATGTAGCCCCGATCCCGGAGGGCCGCGTTGAGCGTATCGACGATCATGGGCTTGGTCTTGACGTTGGTGTGGAAGCCATACGCCCGCCAGCGCTCGCCGGCCTCCTCGTCGTGCTTCTCCTCGAAGTACAGGTTTCGGTAGTGCTGCTTGATCTGGTCGAGGACGGTGTAGCTGTGCGTGCTGTCCGGCTCGACGCCATCGCCGGCCTTGCGGCGGAGGCTGTTTTTCTCGATGGCGAACAGGGCGTTTTCGTACCAGGCGCAAATCTGCGCGGCGTACCAGGCGGCGAGGTCCTGGTCCAGGTGGGCCCGCCACTGCGCCACCACCTCGGGCGGGGAGCCCAGCACCGGCAGCATGGGCGCGCGGTCGATGATGGTGAGGACGTGGTAATCGGTGCCCGGCGCCCGGCCGCCGATGTCCATGAACCCGCAGTACCGGCCGCTCACCCGGTACTGGATGAGGTCGAGGAGGCCGCCGTAGGTGTCGCCCGGCTTCCGCCATATCTTGAGCGCGCCGGTGTCTTGCTCCATGAGGCTGATCTCGTCGAGGGCCCGCTCGCCCTTGCGGCTCGCCGCGGTGAGCTCGCCGCGAACGGCTGGGGGGCGGCAGGTGGCGCGCGCCTGGGTCACGTAGGACGGGGCAAAGACGCGGCGGCCGCTGCTTTGGAACGCCTCGGCCGGCGTCGTGGGAAACTCCTGCTTCATGCGCCACTCGCGGCCGAACGAGGGCATCCGCTCCAGGCGGTGGCGATACCAACAGATCCCCTCGATGGTGGCGCCCTGGTCCCAGAGCTCGCGCTCGTAAGCGTTCCAGGAGCGCACGAACGGGCCGAGGTCGGCCTCGGAGACGGGGCGGGTGTAGTCCTCGATCTCGTGCCAGGCGACAAAGAAGGGCCGATACCCACTGGTGCCCTGCTGGGCCTCTTGCCAGTCGCGGTGAAAGTACGTGCCGGCCCCCTTCGCCGTCGATTCTTTGACACAGACCGTCCCAGGCCCATCGACGAGGGCGCCCTCCAGGCCGGTCATCAAGTCCTCGGCGTTCTGCTGGGCGGTCGATTGCCACAGGCCCACCTCGGACAGGTGGAGCAGGTGGTAGGTGTAGGAGCGCATGGCGTCCGGGTTTTTCACGCTGCCCACGCCGAGCAGGGCCTCGCGGCTGGGGATGCGGCGCACCGAGGTCTGCCCCTCGTACGGCACGAACTCGAACTCCATCACGCTGATCGGGTGCATCTGGCGCATCACGTTATACATGCCCCGAATGTGCAACGCCTGGCTTTGAACGTCGGCCACGATGGCGATATTCCACTGCATGCGCCGCCACAGCTGCACCCAGGCCAGAAACATCTGCGTGAGCGTCGAGCCGCCCCACTGCCGGGCCTTGAGCAGGATGGTGCGCACTTCCGTGCCGGCCCAGTACTGGTCGAGCAGGTGGGCGAGAAACTTGCGCTGGACCGGCCGCAGGATGAACGGGGCGTAGCCCTCGCGTTTGGTGCGGATGCTGACGCACATCGAGAACCAGTACTCCGGGTCACAGGCGCAGCGCTCCCGGCGGTAGTGCATCACGAATGTCCGGTGGGCCTCCTCGGAGAGCCCGAGGTAGCGCTGGACGCGGGCCAGGGAGCCGGCCTCCTGGATCGTCTGCACGACCTGGAGGCCCATCATCCGCTCCGGGACGAGGGCGGCCTCGTTCTCGTCGATGCGCAGCGGCACGCGGTCGCCATAGCAGCCAATCCCCCAGCGGGGGTCGTAGTCATCGGGCCACAGGGCGGCCGTCCGGGCCTCGTTCTCGTCGGCGATGCGGGCGAGGTCCTCGGCGCTGGGGGTCCATTCGGTACTCATCGAGGGGAGCGGCTACTGCGTGGGCGGGGCCCATGTCCGGGCAAAAGCGATGCCGGCCGGGCCGGGCGAGTGCACGGATGCACTTTGCACTTTGTGCACTTTGTTCACGTTGCGCCCTCGTCGCGGCCGGTGTCCTTTCTGTCCTTTTTGTCCTTTTCGGCCGGCCGGGCGCTGCCGGGCGGCGGCCACTCGGCCAGGAGCTCGGCCGTGTTGTGCAGCATGGATGCCACCTGGTCGCTGTAGCCGAACCGCTCCTGGTTGTGGTCGATGCTGGCGTGCAGGTCGCCGTCGTCGTGGCGGAGCGTGGCGGCCTTCCAGTCCACGATCATTTCCACAAAGTCCACCAGGTGCATCCCCGCCAGGCCCTCCTCATGGTGCTCGGGGTGGTGCCGGTTGTGGGCGTAGTGATGGGCGAGGGCATCGGCGAGCGGGCCCTCCAGCACGGCGTGGTACTCCTCGCTGCCGTAGGTGAGGCCGGCCAGCTGCTCGTTCACCTGGGCGAAGATGGAGAGCTCCGGCGGCTCCAGCTTAGACTGGTCGTGGCGCATGGCGCGGTGGTACAGGAGCTGGGAGACGACGCCCAGGTAATACTGCACCTGGGTAATGTGCTCGATGGTGTCGTGCAGGGTCTGACGCTCGGCATCGGTAAGATCATCGGGGCTGGGGCGGGAAAGGGCGGCCATGAGCGGGGAGCGTGTAAATGCCTGAAAAAAAGGGAAGCCCCTCCCTGGTATGTACGACATCAAACCACCTCCAGCATCGTCGTTTGCCGGAAGCTGGCGCCGGTGGCCTCGACGAGGTAGGGGCCGGCCTCCAGCGTGTCCGGGATCAGCACGGTCGTCGTGACGCCGGCCTCGGCCACGTCATCGAACAGGATGTCCACGAGCTCGCTGTCCTGGTCCCACAGGCGCACCGTCACCACCTGGTCCGTGTCGGACTGGAACTGCACCACGCGCCGCAGGCCGAGCGAGCCGCCGGCGGCGCCGGCCGTGTTGTCGATGAGCTGGGCCTCCGTGATGAGGCTGGGGTTGTCGCTGCGCACCAGCTCGACGGCGTACTCCAGCTGCTCGACCGGGGCGGCGGCGTCGAGGTACTCCATCCGGCGGGGCGCGCCGCTGGGGGTGCCGGCAGCGATAATCTGCACGGTATTCCAGCTGTCGGCGCCGGCCGAGCGGCGCAGGACCTGAAACTCCACCGCGTCGTCGGGCACCACGGCGCTCCAGATGAGGCCGACCGCCGAGCGGGGGCTCACGTCGATGAGCTCCAGCTGGTCGGAGCCCTCGGGCGTGGTGGTGTCGAGCGTGGCCAGCGTGTAGAGGCCGCCCTCGACGTAAGCGTTTTCGTCCTGGCACAGGGGGCCGTCGTCCTCGCCGCAGGGCTCAAACGTAAAGCCGGCCAGCGCCTCGCGCCCCAGGCTGTCGTTCCAAAAGCGCAGGTGGAACGAATCGCCATCCATCATACCGTCCGTGGCCGGGGGCTCGACGCCGGCCACCGCCATGCTCACCGTGTCTGTCTCGCCGGCGTACACGAGGCGGCCGACACAGGTATCGTTGGCATCGAAGGCGGCCAGCTCGTCATCGGCCTCCAGGGGCTCGCCATCCTCCAGGGTCACGCCCAGGGCGCTCGGCACAAAGAATATGTTGCACCCGCTCGGCGAGGTCACGGGATCGGGAAAGTGTGGCATAGCAGTGTGGATAACTTGTTAGTAAGTGCACGGAGCGGTCAGTTGAGGTACAGGCTGTGCGTGTCGTAGGCCGGGCCGACAAAGCGGATCAGATGGATGCGCGGCGCGGGGGTCATGTAATAGTACTGCTCCCTGGAGGAGAGCTCCCAGGTGTCCCACGAGAGGCCGTGCAGGTAGGCGCCATCGTTGGCCACGGCGTCGGCCACGGCGTCCTGCACCTCGGCCGGCATCTGCCCCAGGTGCTCCATCACCTGGCGGCGCCGGTCGGGCGTGCGGGTCGGATGCGAAGGGCCAGGGGGGTCGAAGTCGGAGCCGAGGTTGTGGTCCATGATCGGGGGGGTTATACGCTCACAGTGAGGTCGAGGGCGCGCTGCGTCTCGTCGCGGTAGGTGTCCAGGGCCAGCGGCTCGCGCGCCTGAAATACGTGGCCGGCGTACCGAACGGTGTCGTCGAGGGTGCCGAGGGGCTCGATGCGGCGCTCCTTGATGGCCTGGTATCCCTCCTCGCCCTGGGCCAGGTAGGGGCGCAGATACCATCCGATGCCCTCGCGGCGCGCCGGCCCGTTGCGCTGGTTGTGGTACTTCCCAAAGCAGACGATGGCGCGCGTGGCGGCCTCGTCGTCGAGGAGCAGGATGTCGCCCTCGTATAGCACGTTGCCGGCCGGGTCGGTCACATCGCCGCCCCGCATAAGCGCCACGCAGCGCGTGAGGGAGAGGTCGATGCGCTTACTGGTGAGGTAGTGGCGCACCTCGATGTTGCCGCTTTCAAAGTTGATGCCCACCACGTCCAGCATGAGGCCGGGCGCGCCGCCGAGGTCGAACTCGGCCGGCAGGCGGGCGAAAACACGCAGCTTCGGGGCGGTGAGGGTCGGATGGTGGGCGGGGAGCATCGGCTCGGGGGGTTGGTGAAGGGAAGCGGCTTAGAGGTCGATGTCGTACCGCTCGATGCGGTCGTACACCGTCGAGCGGCTGACGCCCAGGAGCTCGGCCGCAGCGGTCACGGAGCAGCCCGTGGCCAGCACTTTCCGGTACAGCCACGCCTCCACGGCCGGGTGCTGGCCTTGCACGAGCTCGGTGCTGGGGTCGAGGTCGAGGGGCGGGTACAGGTCGCCCCGCTCGTCGAGGCTCTCGGTGAGGTACGCCTCGATGACGCCCCAGGCGTGGCTCTCGCCGTGGCAGACCGTGGCCAGGTGGCCGGCCTCGTTGAGGTCGTCGAGCCATCCCTGTTGTTTGGGGCGGACGCGCCCGGCCCGCTTGCCACGCGCGGCGTCGGCCGGCGCCTTGAGCTCGATGTAGAGGCTGGCGTATCCGCAGCGCGGCACGGGCAAATGCAAATCGGGCACGCCGGCCTGGACGCCCTCGGCCTTCATGCGTCCGGCGACGGCGCCGTGACGGAGGCCGCCGTTCGGGATGGCGTACAGTAGTTTTAAGGCTGGGTACTCGGCCTCCTTGTAGCGGCACAGCTTGACGAGGGCCACCTGGTGCTGGTGCTCGCGCTGCTGGGGCGGCCGCCGGCTGGGGTCGCCGGCCGGCTCGCCATCGGCCACGCTGGGGCCCGGCGATGCCTCGCCGCGCTCCTGGCGCCAGCGCTCGTACTCCTCCTGCGTCCATCTTGGCATACAGCTGGGGGGTTAGTCGCGGGATCTGCGCTGGTCGAAGTACTGGAAGAAGTTAATGCCCATCGCCTCGCTGATCTCCTGCTGGTCACGCCAGAGCTGTTCCGTTGCGTCGTTTACAGCTGTCGTCTCGTGGTACTGGAGGACGAGGCGCAGGGCCTTGAGCCTGTCGTACAGTTTGAGCTTGAGCCCGTCCGCGGTAAACTCGATCTGCTGCACGGCCCCGAGGACGCCGCGGCGCTTGGCCTTGTTGAGGTCCGGGATGGGGTAGCCCTTTTCGCTGATCTGGAAAAAATCGGCCTGGGTGGCGCGGGCAATCTTGCCGAGCTCGGCGAGGGCCTCCGGGACGTTCATCACGAACGAATCCTGGACCGCCTGCATGGCGCTCTTGATTTTAGGTTTTTTTAGGTTCTGGTGGCCGGTCTGCCCCAGCTGGTTCCGATCCCCAGCATAGCCGGCCAGGTTGGCGGCCTCGGTGGCCACGCCTCGGGCCGGGCCGAGGTACGCCAGCACAAAATCCTGCTGCATCCGCGTGAGGCTGCGCATTTCGGGCAGCTGGCGCGGGTCCTCGGGGCAGCTGTTGGGCGAGGGGCGCGCGGGCTCGGGGAGCTGGTTGGGCATGCGTCGAGGGGTGGCCATGAGAAAAGACGCGGGCTGTCCAAAATATACACAACACTCGATGGGAGCAAGTGCGGAAAACCGCACAAAACTGCGTTGCCAAAAGACAAAAATCCCCCGACCTTGGGAAGTGCCCCTTTACCTGGTTGCACCAGGCCGGCACGCCCTCGTGGCTGGCGGCCTGCGCTGTAGTCACAACCTCCGGCCTTCCGAGGTCGGGGGTTTTTTTGTTATTCGAGCGTCCGGGTCAG